ACTCGTAGAGGAAAGGGTAACATGATCCTTTGTTCTGCTGATGTTGCATCTGCACTAACAATGGCTGGTGTACTTGACTACACTCCTGCACTTAATGCTAACCTTAATGTTGATGATACTGGTAATACATTTGCTGGTACTTTACAAGGTAAGTATAAAGTATACATCGATCCTTATGCTGCTGCAGGTGGAGCACAAGCTAACCAGTACTACACTATTGGTTACAAAGGTACATCACCTTATGATGCTGGATTATTCTACTGCCCATACGTTCCACTACAGATGGTTCGTGCAGTTGGAGAGAACACATTCCAACCAAAAATCGGGTTTAAGACTCGTTATGGAATCGTTCAGAATCCATTTGCTCAAGGTGCTACTGCTGGTCTTGGCGTTCTACGTAGAAACTCTAATGAGTACTATCGTCGTGTTAAGGTTGCAAACCTTATGTAAGATAGAAGGATATATTTCCTTTAATCAAGAGACTCCTTCACAGGGGTCTCTTTTTTTATCTAAATACATTATCGGAGATCTGTGTTCTATTATGCCTTGGCACATTAAAAAAGAAAGTATTTTAGGTTCTGCTATACCAACAAATGGTGTTGAATATTATGTTGGTGATAATCAGTGGACTAATGAATATGATAAAAGAAAAGTATATTCTAATGAAGCAAATGCAAATGCTCAAAAAAATACAACTGTAACAACAAGTTTAGGAATTACCTATCAACCTAAGTGGTGGGCTAATGCCACGGTTGTAAGTGAATAAATAACAATAAAAGTAGTATTACCATGAAACCCACTCCTAAACAATACAAAGAGGCAGTTGAACGTCATAATAAGATTGTAAAGCATCTTATTGATGAAGGTTATGCCGAAAATGCAGAATCTGCAGATAACATTATAATGGGTATGAGTGAACAGTGGTACAATTTAATTATTGATTGATGAAAGATTTTAATAAATTTATTGAGGAGGCAGCATCAAAAAGATGTCCAAGTGGACAATATTGGTGTTTTAATGATGAAAAATGTAAGAAAATTCCAAGAGGATATCATTTAGGTGGTAGAGGATACCTTGAACCAGATGAGGATAATAAAAATGGCCAGAATGGAAACAACTCTAGTGGCAATTCTAATGGTAACGGTTCTGGTAATGGTGGCAGTGGTAACGGTTCAAATGGTGGAAATGGTGGAGGTAATGGTGGAGGTAATGGAGGTTAGAAATGGCTCGAAATCCATTAGATAATCAAATAGATAATAGAAATTTTCTATCACCTGTAGGATTTAAATTTAATATATCTAAAACTCCAAAAGTTAATTTTTTTAGTAATTCTGCTAGAATACCAGAAATTCTTTTAGGAACTTCAGTGCAACCATCATATCTAAAAGATATTGAGGTGCCTGGTGATAAGTTACAATATGGTGATTTTTCATTAAGATTTTTGGTTGATGAAGAGTTAGAAAACTATATGTCTATTCATAATTGGTTAACTGGATTGGGATTTCCAGAAACAACACAACAATTTAAAGATTTAACAACAGATAGTGATAACATAAGAGATGGTAAAGAAGCATTCAGTGATGGTAGTCTTCATATATTAAATAGTAATTATAGAGATGTTGCTATTGTAAAATTTAATGATATGTTTCCAACATCTTTAAGTTCATTAGAATTTGAAGCAACAGATATGGATATCAACTACTTTACAGCAGAGGTAGTTTTCAAGTATACTGTGTATAATATAGTAGCAGCTGACGGTAGAACTCCTTTATGAATCTTGAACAAATTCAGGATATGTGGCAGAATGACTCTGTTATAGATCCTGATAACCTACATGATGAATCACTAAAAATTCCTCAATTACACTCAAAGTATTATACAGTTTATAATACGATTACTCTTTTGCGTGAAAAAGCAAAAGATCAATACAATAAAATAAAATTAGAAAGATATAATTATTACACAGGAAAGGCAACAGCAGAGGTGTACGCTGAAGAACCATTTCCGTATAAGGTAAGGGAAAAGGATGCAATACAGAGGCATTTAGAGGCAGATGAGAGGTTAACTAAGATTGATCTTAAGATAAGATACTATGATACCACATTAAAATTCCTTGAAGAAATAATTAAAAACATTTCTAATAGAACATTTCAAATTAAAAATGCAATTGAATGGAATAGATTTCAGGCAGGTATGTAATATAACTTGACAAAGGGTGCTAAATATTTTCAGATGAAGATTGTTTTATGTCACATTTGGTCATATCAAAGAAAAATGAAGTTTATCTTTATGTAGAAGCTGATGTGCACGTATACTATGAATTAGCAGATCAGTTTACTTTTGAGGTTCCTGGTGCCACTTTTTCGCCAGCATATAAAAATAAATATTGGGATGGAAAAATTCGTTTATTCAATATTCAAAAAAAAGAAATTTATGTTGGACTGTTAGATAGAATAATTCAATTTTGTAAAGATCATGAATATACTTACGAGTTTGTAGATAATAAACATTACGGATTACCATTTGAAGTCAATGAAATGATTTCAAATGAAGGTGTCAAAGATTACATGACAGCAATTTCTAAATATAAACCTAGAGATTATCAAATAGATGGAGTATACGACGCTCTAAGACATAATAGAAAGTTGTTGATATCCCCAACTGCTTCAGGAAAGTCTCTGATGATATATTCGATTGTGAGATATTTTGTTGAGAAACAAAAAAATACTCTGATAGTTGTTCCGACGACTTCGCTAGTAGAGCAAATGTATAAAGACTTTTCAGATTATGGATGGGACGTTGGTTCATTTTGCCACAAGATATACGCAGGTAAAGAAAGAGAGACAGATTCTCAAGTTATTATCACTACTTGGCAATCCATCTACAAACTTCCCAGAAAATATTTTGAAAGATTTTCTGTTGTGGTTGGGGATGAAGCTCACCAATTTAAATCAAAATCACTTATATCTATAATGACTAAGTTATCAGATGCTAAGTATCGTTATGGATTTACAGGAACTCTTGATGGAACACAAACACACAAATGGGTTCTTGAGGGATTATTTGGACCTTCTTATAAAATTATTAAAACAGATGAACTTATGAAGAAAGGTCATTTAGCTACATTGGATATTAATGTACTTCTATTAAAACATCCACCAAATAAATTTGAAACTTTTGAAGATGAAATTCAATATATTATTGGTCATGATCGTAGAAATAATTTTATTAAAAATCTTGCTTTAGATTTAAAGGGCAATACACTTATATTATATGCTAGAGTAGAGGGACATGGTGAACCCTTATACGAATTAATAAATAATAATAACATTATTGAAAATCGTCGTGTATTTTTTATACATGGTGGAGTAGATACTGAAGAAAGAGAACAGGTTCGTGAAATTACTGAACAAGAAAAAAACGCAATTATTATAGCTTCATATGGAACTTTCTCCACAGGTATTAATATTAAAAACCTTCACAACGTCATTTTTGCTTCTCCGTCTAAGTCTAGAATTAGAAATTTACAATCAATTGGAAGAGTCTTAAGAAAAGGAAATCAAAAAAATAGAGCAACTCTATATGATATTGCTGATGATATTAGTTACAAATCAAGGAGGAATTACACTTTAAACCATTTAATAGAAAGAATTAAAGTTTATAATGAAGAAAATTTTGATTATGATATAGTAAACATACCACTTAAAAAATGATGGGAGAAGAATTTTACGCAATAATTAAATTAGTATCTGGTGAGGAAATCATGTCTGTTGTCGTGGCAGACGATAATAATGATGAAGTTATTTTAATTTTACAAAATCCAGTAATTATGCAAATGCATCAAAATGGAGTTGGTCATTATATAAAAGTAAAACCATGGATGGATTTAAACGATGAAGATATGCATATTATAAAACTTGATAAAGTTATTACAATGTCTGAAACCACAAATAAAAAATTAATATCAATATATGACAATTTTATCGAAACTAGTGATGAACAAATTAAAATACCACCAATTGATGGTAAAGTAAAACCCAATTCTAAAATGGGATATGTATCCTCAGTAGAGGATGCTCGTAAAATACTTGAAGAAGTATTTAAAATTAATCAAGAACCTAAAGAAAGCTAATATATCTCTGAACCTCTACAAAGGTTATTGTACTAAAATTTGACCATCTTGTCAAGCTTATGCTTTTATGTTATAATAAAAACAGTTTAAATACGGAAACTAAAATGTCATGCCAAGAAAAAAGTCCGAACACTATGTAAATAATAAACAATTGTTAGAAGCCATGATTGTTTATAGGGCAAAGGTTTCTGTTGCAAAAGAAAAATTTATTAAAAAATATCCTGATAAAGAACCTCCTTGGATTAACAAAAAGTCTGATCCATGGGAGGGTAAACCGCCCATACCGAATTATCTTGGAGAGTGTTTTTTAAAAATAGCAACTCATCTTTCTTATAAACCAAATTTTGTTAACTATATGTTTCGGGAAGACATGATATCAGATGGAATCGAAAATTGCGTTCAGTACATACATAATTTTGATCCTGAGAAATCCAAAAATCCTTTTGCTTACTTTACGCAAATTATACATTATGCATTTCTCAGAAGAATACAAAAAGAGAAAAAACAATTAGATATTAAAACAAAGATTATTGAAAAAAGTGGATTTGATGAAGTTATGAATGTTGATGATACAGCATTATCTGGAAGTGCTTCTGATTATAATACAATTAAAGATAATATTCAATATAGAAATAATAACAGATGAACAAGATAGTAGAAAAAATATTAGAACCCATAGTTCTCATTGGAATGACTGGTTTCCTATTGGTGATGTTTGGAATTTTTACTGTGGAGCACTTTTTAATTAGGCCACCTATGAGATTATTAGGATTGGGTGAGTATAAGAAAAGGAAAAGAAGGAGAAGAAAATGATTTTACCAGGTTCCACAGTTAAAGTAACTGATGAAAATTCAATATACAGAGGATATGTTGGATGTGTTCAAAGAATACAAGGCAAGAAAGCAGCAGTTCTAATGGATAGTCATACTCCTTGGGATAAGATGATTACTTTTAGAATCTCTTCACTTGATGAAGTAACAGAAGGTTTCCAATACTACCCTAAAAAGAAATGAAGATAGCAATTATTACAGATCAGCACTTTGGATGTCGTAAGAATTCAAAGCATTTTCACGATTACTTTCT